GTCAAAGCCCAAGGCGATGACGATGACGAGGCGATCCATGCTAAAGTACTGCATTCCGGTATTGTTATCAAATGTATTCCCCTGAAAGACCGATTTGTTCTTACATATTCTCATAACTTCTTTATTGATGGAAACCTCATTGAAGATGGAACACCGATGGCCTTCGAATTCCGAGGAGCCAAATATGAGTTTGTGTTTAACAAGCACTTCTTTCTCTGTGATACTCGAACAGATTTAGCAATTTTGTATATTAATAATTCAAAGATTGGTACATTCCGTGATATAACCAAGTCACGCTTTTTATCAGAAACTGAGTTTGAATATCTGAATAATCCTTATATTTGTCTTCGTGTTAATAACAAGGAGAAGTATGCGACTGCTTACACCATTAAGAACCTTGGTTATCCATCCAAGCTTGGTCGTATTGAGCATGAACAGTGCCTGAAATACTTCATTCAGACTGAGGGTGGTGATTGTGGCGTGCCTGTTGTTATTGCAACTGGCCCTAATACTAAGAAAATCATTGGTATTCACGTCGCAGGAACCAGCAATCGTGCTGAAAACCCTTTTGGTATAGCATCCATCCTGACCCGAGAATCAATCCTCCACGGCATGGCTGAGATGTTTATCGATAAGTTCTCTGAGGAAAAATTCATTATCGGACCACACATTGATTATGAAGAACTCATCAAGACTCAAGGACCCAATCTACCCATTGAGCAATTAACAGGCCTCCCAAATGTGATATCCGTGGAGCCTGTGCCACAAAATGAGCGCATTTTTCTCTCTGAGAAGACAAAGCTAAAGCCTAGTCTGATCTATGGGAAAATTGGCCGTCTACCTGAGAAATTTTTACCTATTCTTAGTGTAAAAGATGAGCGCGCTAATGGACATGACCCTATTCTCAACTCAGTTGTGGATACCTTAATGACCGACCAGAGCGTAGAGTTTGATGAGAATATTGCTGATGCAGTGTTCGAATCTATTGGAAACCAATATCTTTCCAAACTCTACTTCCCAGTCAAACGGGAATTGTCCTTTGAAGAGGCTTGTGCTGGAATCCCCAGCAAATTGGCTTCTCTCAAAGTTGACTCATCCTCTGGATATCCCCTTGTATATGAAACGAACAAGAAAGGGAAAACTGAATTTATTTGGTTTGACCATGAGGGCAACTTCAATTACTGCCCTCGATTCCGCGAACGTGTTATGCAGCGAGTTATTGAGATGGAGGAATATGATGGAGGAGAAATCCCCCATGTTTTCCTGGGATATCTCAAAGACGAGTTACTCTCACAGGCGAAAATTAACGATGTTCGTATTCGAATGATCTACTCTAATTCTTTGATTGATCTAGTTGCCTTCCGCATTAAGTTTGGGGCCATTTTGGCCGCCTTTGGAAATTCTTGTGGAAAAACCCCATCAGCAATAGGATTAAATCAGTATTCACACGACATGGAAATCATTTATTCTTATCTGTCATCTGTTGGCAAAGATTATATGATTGACGGCGATTATAAGAGTTTTGATAAACGGATGAATATGGGCTTTCGAGCTCGTGCTTATGAAGTTTTGAGACGATTGTATGAGTCATATTCTACTGACTATCGTGCGTTTAATTATATGGTTGAGCATGAAACCAGATCACCCGGTCAAGTTCTCAACATACGGTTTAAAACCAAAGCCAACCACTTTAGTGGATGTTTCTTTACGACGATTCTTAACATCATCGTCAATGAGGGATACATCCGCTATTGTTTTCAGCGACAAAATCCAACACTTAAATTTTCTGATCACGTCCGCTTAATGTTACTGGGCGATGATAATATAATATCACTTTCATCCCCGGATCTTCTTAATCCACTCATGCTATCAATTCTTATGCGTGAAGTTGGGCAGGAATATACTGCAGCGACTAAAGATGAGGAATTAACTGAAAATCATAAGACGTTTGACCAATGTCAGTTTTTGGGTGCCCATCCGGTGCTCGTTAATGGACAGTGGTCAGGTGCTCTTCGTAAGTTGAGCATGTATCAGGCGGTGCAATACACGCGCGATAACAACGTCTCCCTTACTATGGTTTGCAATCAAATGATCTCCTTTGCTTCACAATGGGATAAAGCGTTTTTTGAACAATTTAGAAATTCATTGATCAATGCGCTCCCGGAGTTTATGCGAAGCGAGATAACTGATGCAGGATATTTAGAACTGCGTATGACTGTTTCCAAACAAACACATGATACGTCGCATACTTTCATTCAACCACAAGGACACTTCGACTCTCGAATAAGAACTCAAGGAGTCGATGACCCCCCCGCTTCCGGATCGAATTCTATCACAAATTCTTCTAATTCTATTGGGCTGTCGCGAACACAAATGCCCTCTAATAATGCAGTTAATCCTGGAGCCCGACTTTTCCAAACCCAGGCAGATGAGCCAGCCCATCAGCCCATCTACCCAGTAAACCCACGCGTTGGAACTCTCCTAGCAAATAAGGCCATTAATCAGGCCCAGTTTAATATCAATACAGGACCAGATTCGATGATGTTTAGAACACAGTTTACTTGGGATCAGACGATGGCTACTGCCCATAATTTGTTTACGGTCCAAGTGCCATTTGGACTGCTCGCCTTAAACAACCCCGCTAATCTACAGAATATGCCTTTTCAAAATCATATCTTTTTCACTTGTGATACCGTAGTTATGTTCCAGCTTAATGGTTCGCCATTAGCCCAGGGACTTTTAGTTGCGTATTTCGTTCCTTTGGACGATGGTAACACCACCCTACCACGTTACAATCTTTATGGTAATCAGCATGTTTTCCTCACTCCTGAGGGGAACTGCCAAAGTGAACTTCACATACCGTTTAATTTTTACCGATCTGCTCTGAATACCTATGCAGGCGGCCTTGGAACCGAAAACCTCGGTTTCATTGCCGTTGATGTGACCTCCCCACTTTTGAATCCCACTTCTGATCCGATTACAATTACAGTTTTTACTAAGTTCCCTGAAGCCTGCTTCTCTCTCCCACGTCCACCTGTGAGTTCCGAACTTTTATCTTATCTCGCAACTTACGACCGAGTCAATCCACCAAGAACAAAATGGATGAAGGAGATGAAATATACGGATGAGGAGGAGCTTGATATCATCCAGCCGCAAGGCCAGGGTGGATCAAAGTCTTCCACCACTAACAACTACGTTTATGAAATCTCGAATGTTGTAGGTGATGTTTCCACCGAAAATCAAGGCGGAAGAACTGATAATAAAAACGCAACCCAGAATTCACAGGAATTTGATATAAGCCCAGAAATACCATTACCCATGGATAATCCCAAGATAGCGGGATCTACCGTACCCATCCATGGGCTGCTTCCAGGGATGAGTCGAATTACGGGATTGGTGCCAACGAACACCATGACTTTCCATTCGGCCCAGCTCTTCACGCAACATCACGCAATTTTTAATCCCCTTGATTCCACAATAGAAGGAATCTGTAATCGTCGATGTCGTTTTAGTAGTTTTTCATGGTCAACCACAAATGCCGCAGGAGATGTTGCTTTCTCCTTCCCTCTAAATTCTATATTGGCTAACGACGTAAACATATCAACAGGCGATCAAGCCTCCGTCACCGTACCATTTCAATTAGCTCTTTTAAATCAGTTTAAGTTCTGGCGCGCCGATTTTTGTTTTGAGATTTATGCCGTTAAAACTCGCTTTCATTCTGGTCGGATGTTAGCAACAATTGGATATGGAGCACCATCCGTTTCCGTTTCACAGCGGAATATTTTCCATAACCAAGCCCTCAATTTTGGACCTGAAGAGCGCATTGCTGCGTTTGAGGTGCCATATAATTCGTCAACTGAGTTCTTACGAACATTTGAGGGACCCAATGCTCATGACCCAAGCCAAAATTATTCACTTGGACAGCTCTACATCACTATTTTAAATGTGTTGCAGGCCAATTCAGCCACAGTCGCTACAACGGTTGATTGTGTCTTGTTCTTCTCAATGAAGAATGTTCGAGTAGCCGAATATAATCCAGTCGGCAATTTTCTTTCCGGAATTGATACCACAGTTGGCTATCTTCCGGGGCTTCAAATCTTAGGCCCAGCTTCAAGGAAGGAGATTATTCAAGTGCAAGGCGAGGACCTCGTCGTACGCGAATCAACCGAGCTTACTGATGTCACTACAACACCTGTAGCTATCACAATGCGCGAGTCGAATAAAATCCGGAATAATCCCTGCCTCCTGGACCGAGGACAAAAATTTGAATATTGTATTTCAAATTTTCATGAGATTGGTCGTCGTCTCACACCTCTGCAACACCCAACACCAACTATGCAGACGGTTGCAGGCTACGATCTATATTCAGTAACGATACAAGCGCCAGAGATTATTCGTGAATTTTTTGCGGCTTGTGCAGGAACCATTCGTTATCGAGTGTTTACTAACGCTCCACTGGTTCAGTATGCCCATGTGCCTATCATTCCATCCGATGATCATGGGCTATCGTTGATGAATATGTTTGTCACTGCCGGTCCGATCAACGCTTCAGCAACGGGACAAACCAAGTTTATGGCCTATGAACACGCTTACCCGGCGGGTGCGAGCGGATACATAGACTTGTCGACACCATTCGCAAGCCATTATAATTTCCTCCCTACGAATTACACGAGATCCACCAACATGGCCAACTCCCCAGGTTTTGGTTATTTGTTGATTAGGGTCGCCACCGGTTCATCTGTTGAGATCTATACATGTATCGGAGACGACTTTCAATTTGGATTATTTCGCCCCCCTTCCCAGACTTTGTATGCACCGTATAGTTCGGCTGTCGATGGTGGTAATCTCACCATCGGTGGCTACAGCACACATTTTCTACCCACTCCGCCCTAGGTGCAAGCCTAGATATTAGCGAACAGCGCTTATTAGCCAGTGTTTAAACATCACCGCTGGTGAATAGTCAAGTTTTTTAACATCACAGCTTGAG